AGTACAAGTTTTTCGAAAAATATAATGTTTCAGATTTAAAAAAAATAATAGGCATATGATAGATAAATTTAAAAGAAAAATGGCTATGCTTTCATTAGCATTGTCTAAAGTAGAAAAATCTTCACTCAATAAAGAGTCGGGTGGGTTTGATAGCGAAAGCTTATTATCTCAAACTATGAACCAAGGTACCATGGCCGACGCCTTATTAAAGGGTGAAATAACGACTGAAGTAAAAGATTTAAGGTGGAGAACTTATAAAGTATTAAATGAGAGTGAAAATTTTAAAACTAAGATAAGTGGTTATGACGAAGACGGTATACCAATAACTGAAACTACTACTTCCGAAAAAAGAAACCTTAAAAAGGTTAATGTTGATTCGTATGACGATTATGAAGTTGAGTTAGTTATTAATAACGAGGAAACAACAAAATCTACATACGATGAAATATCTAATGAAAGTCTAAAAATTTTAAAGGAAAAAGAAATTGAAGAATATGAAAAAAACAACGATAAATTTGACCTTATTGGAATGGAAGGTGACGGGTCAACGGTAGGTGAGATATCATTTCACGATATGGTGTCTGATATGAAAACTGGTAGGTCAATAAACATTACCAGAGAATTAAAACCTAAATTTGAAATTGAAGAGTACGCTAAAAAATTAGTGATTAGGAATATAAATGATGAAAGTAAGTTATTAGAGTTTTATATTTCTAAATATCCTGACGAATACAACAGAAAAAGTAGATTGATGTTGAGTGAGGTTAAAAAGATAAGTAAAAACCCTAGAGCTGTGAATATGTTAGATATAAACGGCGTTGATTTTATAACTGATAGAGCAATAGGCGCCGATAATGGTATGGAATATTCTTATGTTATAAATAAATTTGACAAAATAATTGAACACAATGGTCACTATGTGTTAAAGTTTTTAGCCACACCAGAAGTCAATGGTAGATTCATTTTTGATAAATACAGGCAAGAAGCTTTAGAAGAGCGTTATAGGAATAAAGAGAGTAAAAAATCTAGTTAATGGTTTAGTTTTTATTTTTTATACATATATTAAATGCGAGGTTAAAAAAAGCCTCGCATTTTTTTATGGCAAAGAGACAACCAAAAAAGACAGAAAAAACAGAAAGGGACCAAAAGGCTACTAGAAGTAAGCCGACAAGTAAGATACTAACTAAAAGAGTTCCCTTAAAGTGTAAGAATGTTAAACAAAAAGAATATGCTAATTTAATTAAAGAAAAAGAAATCATATTCTGCTCAGGTCCAGCTGGTGTAGGTAAAAGTTATGTGGCAATGGCCGTAGCTTTGAAACTACTTCAAGATGGAGATAATTCATTCAATAAGATATTAATTGTTAAACCAGCTGTAGAAGCTGAAGAAAACCTAGGTTTCTTACCAGGTGATTTAAAAGAAAAGATGGCACCTCATATGGCATCATCAATTGATATCGTAGACAAAATAATAGGTAAACCAAATAGACTAAAATTAGAAGAGTCTGAAGAGATTATGATTGAACCGCTGGGCTTCCTTAGGGGTAAATCAATTGATAATTCCATATTGGTTATGGAAGAAGCTCAAAATATGTCACCTTCTCAAATGAAAACTCTATTGACAAGGATAGGGTATGGGTCTAAATACATCATCTCAGGTGATATGGACCAATCAGATAGATACAAAGACAGTAAACAAAGTGGATTACATGACGCTATCAATAGACATAAGTTTATTGAAGAGTTAGGGTTTTTTGAATTTAATGAAAACGACATTGTAAGAAATCCATTGATAACCAAAATGCTTATCAACTATAAAGTAGAAAATAAAGTAATGGATAAATAATAAAGACATTCTGTTCACTTTAGACAAAAAATACGTACAATAATAATATGAAAATAGGAATAACATTATTTACGTTTAAGATGTGATATGAGATAATCTTTATTAGTCCTTTTTAAATGTTTGTAAATCCTCAATTCATTTTTTCTAAAATCCGTTAAATTATTATATTTATTTATAATTTTTTTTAATTCATTTATTCTTAATTTAATATTAGACTTTTTATCAGGCATATGTTTAGTGGCTTCATCAACAATTTTAAGTTTCAATAACATTCTATATTCTTTCTTATGTTTATTTTTAAATTCATTAAACGAATTATATTTTTTACATAATTTAAATAATTTTTGTTTATTATATATTTTATTATATACATTATTTATTTTTATTTTGTTAACATCATCTCCTCTTAAAGTTAAGTCAGTGGTTTTATTTATTAGTTTAAGATTATCATTAATTTGTTTCTTAATATCTTTAATATAATTTCTACTTTTTTCGTAAATATGAATCAATGTGATATTTTTATTCTTGGTTAAAGATATTTTTAATTCATCATTATTTTCTAAAGTATGCCAATATTTACCCTGATACTCAAAAGCCAATTTATATTCTTTGTAATATAAATCTAGTTCATATGGTTTAATTATTTTTCGATTGTTATATGATGCTTTTAAATTTAAAAGTTGATTCATTAAGTCTTCTAAAATCATCTGTGGGATACTATATTTAAATGGGGGCATATGAGACGTTAATTCATCTAAATAACCTTTTAAACGAGCAGATTGATAAGCTGGCTCATCAAACTCTTTTAATTCTCTTATTGAAGTATATTTATTAAAAATTTTTTTTAATTCATTATAATTTAAATCTCTATAACCTAGATTTATTTTAGTTTTGTGACCTTTTTTATTTCTCCATAATAAAAATTTTTCACTTTTTTTTAAACCCAATCTATACCCTTTATTGTCAATTGAAGATTTAGACTTATTCAAAATTGTTGCTATTTCTAAATTAGTTTTATTTGAATAAATTTCTTTTAATTTTTTTTCTTGCATTGTAGTCCACATAATAATCTCTCATTTATAATAATAAATTTAACCAATTTTCACTAAAAGTGAATAATAAATAAAAAGATATACCTTTTTTATTTTTAGGTGGTATATTAAAAATAAAAAATGGCTCAGATAGGAATAACATTAAACGAAGTAATTAGAGACTATGTAGGTCAACTAAAGTACGTTTATAAGAAATATTACGGTGAAGATTTAGAAGATGTTAAAGTAGAAGACTTTGACTTAGCCAGTTTTTTCAAGTTTGACTCACAGGAAGCTTTTCATAAGTTTCTATACAGCGAGAGTCCAATGGAAATATTCGCACACGCTGACCAATCATATAAAAATGTCGGTCCAATTCTAAACAGTTTTATTAACGACATAAACGACTACGAAGAACACGAGGTTATATTATTAAGTAGAGACGTACATAAAAGTAGACCCGCAACACTATTCTTTTTATCAAAACTAGGGTTTACTGGTAATAGCATTAAATTCGTACTTGATACTAAGAAATTATGGGATGATGTAGATGTTTTAGTTACAGCAAACCCAGTAGCTTTAGATAGTAAACCTGAAGGTAAAATTTCAGTTAAAATCGAAGCAACTTACAATGAAAATACTGAGTCTGATTATACATTAGAATCAATATTAGATTTTATAAATAATGAAGGGCAATTTAAAAAAATAATGAATAATGATTAAAATATTTGGAGATTTATATTACATCGACTTTGAAAAGTTAGATGCCTTTGTGGCTGATGGTCAAAAAGAGAATGTATTTAAAACAGTGGATAAAGAATATAACTATGATAATGAATTGGTAAAGACGAAAATAATTGAAACTGCTGAACCTACCACTAAAGAAGTTAACGTCGTGAGATATGAAATAATTAGAAATTTCATTGACGATATCTCAATGGCTGGTGGTACAAGTGACGAACATGATGAAATGTTGGGGTCTAATAATCTAATTAAAACCGATGTAAAATTTAAATTAGCGTATAATACTCTAATTTTTTATAAGATATTAAAAAAAATTGATTAAAAAAATGGAAAACGAAAAAAAACAAGTACAAGTAAAAGAATTTATAAGTAAAATTGATAATAAAGATTTTGGTTTATATTTCTTTACTTTGGATACAAAAGGTAACCCAACTGCTGGTATTGCTAATATATACGAGCACGTTAAAGTCTTAAATGATTTAGGGTATAAAGCTCATATATTACACGAAAAAGATGACTATCATGGCGTTGAAGAATGGTTAGGTGAAGAGTACGCTAAACTACCACACGTTTCAATTGAACAACAAAATTTAAAACTAGTTACAATAGATTACATTATTGTACCTGAGATTTTTGCTAACGTAATGGAGCAAGTAAAAGACTTCCCATGTAAGAAAATAGTATTTTCACAGTCCTATTCTTACATCTTAGAACTTTTACCAATTGGTAATAGGTGGGATTTAAACTTTGGCTTTACTGATGTAATCACAACATCTGAAAGACAGTCAGAGTACATCAAAGACCTATTTCCAAGTATCGACACTCATATCATACCGCCGTCAATACCTGAGTACTTTAAAACGACTGATAAGATTAAAAAACCGATTGTCTCTATTGTAACTAGAGACCAGAAAACTGCACTAAGATTGGTTAAGTCGTTCTACTTACAACATCCAATGTATAAATGGATTACGTTTAGAGAACTTAGAGGTTTACCTAGAAAAACGTTTGCTGAGCAACTAGGTGAGTCTTGTCTAGCTATATGGGTTGATGATGAATCCAGTTTTGGAACATTCCCTATTGAAGCTATGGAGTGTGACACGCCTGTTATAGGTAAGATACCTACTATGATTCCTGAATGGATGGAAGACGATAGTTCGGATGAACAACAAATTAGTTTGAAAGATAATGGTGTTTGGACTAATAACGAATTATCTATACCTAATTTAGTGTCAGAGTTCATGAGAGTATGGTTAGAAGATAATGTACCTAATACCTTAATGGAAGGTGTTAAAAAATCTAAAGGTCAATACACTGAAGATAAGCAAATTGAAAATATCAAACGTGTATATGGTAATCTAATTGCTAATAGAAGAAGTGAGTTTGAAGCACTTATTGATATAACTAAAGAAAAAGAAAAAGAAAACAAAGATGAAAAATAAAAATGATATCACAGTAATCACGCCTCTTTATAATGTGGACGAGACTTTACTTAATAATGCTATCAAGTCGATAGCAATGCAAGAAACAAAACCAGATACGGTAATGTTTGTTGTTGGTACCGATAAAGACCATGGTGTTTTATCTGATTTAATGAAAAATTACGATTTGAATTTTGATGTTATTAAACATGACAAATCAACTGATTTTCAAGCTCAAATGAATCTAGGTGTTGAAAATTGCAAAAGTAAATGGTTTATCTTTTTAGAGCAAGACGATGAGTTAAGTGGAAAATGGGTAAGTAACGTTGTGAAGTATAGAGAAGTTTATACTGACACTCAAATATTTCTACCAATAATATTAGACGTGGACCCTCAAAGCAATTTTATTGGGTTCACTAACGAAGCTGTATGGGCATCTCAATTCTCAGATGAAATGGGTGTGTTGGATAATGCTGCACTATTGAGGTATCAAAATTTTAATATGGATGGAATGGCCATGTTAAAAGAAGCATATCAAGAATTCGGTGGACTTAAAGAAAGCATGAAATTGAGTTTTATAAGTGAATTCCTATTAAGGTTTACATTCAATTCATGTAAAGTGATGATTATCCCTAAATTAGGGTATAAACATCTAAATGACAGAGAAGGTAGCTTATTTAACTCTTATAAAAAAGAGTTAACGCCAGATGAATCAAGATGGTGGTTATCTTTGGCTAAGAAGGAATATTTCCACGTCAATGACAGAAATATCCTTTATGAAAAAACAGAAAAATCTTAATGGCAAAAAAAAGAGGACGTAAAAGAATCAAAGGTTTATATTTTGGCCCTGAAGAAGAGGAAGCCGTTGTTAGGTTTTTGAATGAAGAAGACCCTATTAAAAGAGATGAAATTTATAATAAGCACTTAAGAGCTGCTTTTAATACAATGATTGAGTCTATTATTAGACGTTATAAATTATATAGGAAAACTTATACTTTTGAAAACCTACATGGTGACACACTCTCTTACCTTATGTTAAAAGCTGATAAATTTAAACCAGAAAAAGGTAAAAGAGCTTACTCGTATTACGGAACTATATGTAAAAACTATATATTAGGATTATTGATTAAAGATGAGAAGAATATGAGGCAGACGCTGGAGTTCACGTCATCAATTAATAAGGTGCATGAAAAGGACGAGTTTATTTACCATTTATCGGAGACCGATTATATGCTAAGCGACTTAATAGATACCATGTGCGATGAGATTAAAAGTGAGTTAAACGGCGAAGATGAGGGTAAAAAGAAATTAACAGAGAATGAACGTAAAGTAGGCGAAGCTCTAATTTCTATTTTAGGAAACTGGGAAACTTTATTTGAGTCACTAAGTGGCGGTTCCAAATTTAATAAGAATAGCATACTTAGTACAATTAGAGAATACACAGGGTTAGTAACTAAAGACATTAGGATTGCTATGCGGAGATATAAGACAATATATGAGTTAACTAAAGCTGATAAAATAGATAAGGGTTTTTTATAATTCTTATCTTTTTTTTTTTAGGTATTTAATAAAAATAAAGTTTTTATCTATTTATAAATAAACACATGTATTATTAATGCTTTAAGTAATTTACAACCATTGTGGGCAACTACAAGGGAAATTAATGGTATAATATATGAAGGTAACCTAAATAAGTATAACAAATATTAAAAATATAAGATTTTGCCTAGAAGTAAAAAACAAGAAATAAAAATAAATGATAACAGTTCTCTTCAAGGATTGTTACAAGAAGTCTACAATAACGCTTGTAATCAAATAACTGACGCTCAAAAGGTCGTTAATGAAATTGGTGTTGGTTCGGTACCTGAAGATGTAGATGATTGGGCTAAAGTAGCCAAAGCTAAAACTGATGCTTTAAAGGTTAAAGATTCTGCAATAAAAACTAAATTAGATGTAGGTAGACTTCAAAGTGATATTATTAAATTTAGTGGTGAAATTAAAACCGCTTTAGATAATAATCCAGAAGTAGTATCTAACGATAGTTTTGCTAAGATTAGAGAAATGATTAACGAGTCTAAAAGTAAAGAATAAGATTTAATGAATGTTACTAGAGAAAAATCTGACATATTTGCTCAAATAGCGGCTTTAAGGGTATCTTCAGAAGGTTACCCTAAATTCTCTAATACAAATTCTATTGACTCAATTTCACAGGAAACTAACAGTTTAGATTTCTTATTAGACTTAACTAAGTCGTTAATAGGTTTTGAGCCTTTAAAGGAAGGCCTTATAGACGTTTTAACTCATAACCTAGAAGATATAGAGTTAGATGTTAAAAAAGCCCTTAAGGAGGCTTTAAAATCGCTCGTTAGTTGTAGTATTAACCCTTCATTACCAGATTCGTTTGTTCAGGATGGAATTACTTTGGAAATCGATAGAGTAGATTTACTAGATAAGTTTAAGGTGAACCCAAATTCAGGGGCTGGTAAATTGCTTTACAATGATGTAAACTCTGGGACCAATAGCACTGACTTCAATACTTTCTTATACGAAGTAATACAAGACAACGGTGGTACTAGTTCTTGGGGGAATCAGACTTTAGGTGAAGATATACTAAACATCAGATTCACACAAAATGCAACCACATCTAACGGTAATAATAATACCTTAAACATTAAACCTAGTTCAAATTATGAGGGTAGTAAGTTGACCGACATAAATAACGACTATATCGACAGCATCAAGCTATTTGAGACTAATAAATTAATAAACTCAGTCATAGAGTCTTTATTTGGTAGCATTAGTCTGAACACTTCTAAAAATAAAAACACTATTGAGAATGAAATTAAAATTCAGGAGATAATAGATAGAGTTATTAACCTAGATGAAGAGGAAATAGTAGATAATAGTTTTTTTCAGTTTAGTAATGAAGAACTATCAAACATTGAGAGCAAGGCTGAAATGAAAAGGAAAGGTAAAAGACTTATAACTACATGCGATAACGTAGAGTCTGAAATATCATTCGAGTCAATAAAGTCTTTAGATAGTGAACTAGATGAATTCAATACTCAGACTGTAACACCTCAATTAATTGAAAGAAAGACTAGGATTGTTAGAAATGCATTAGATTCTCTGGCCGAAGAGTCAGCAAGTAATGTCGACAGTAGAGATAGGTATAACGTTAAGGTCAATCTTATTGAAGAGATGTTAAGGAATATAATGAATTCTATCGTAGGTGTTATATTATCACCTAAACTAATAGGTATATTAGCTTTAAATCATTTAATTGTTTACGGAGAAACATTTAAAGATATAGAGGAATTCATGATTAAAAATAAAAGTTTACTAACTTCAGTGTTAAGAACAATTCGTGATTCAGTGGTGTCAATATTACTGGAAAGGGTTTTAAAAGAAATTAAAACTCTAGTAGCGGATAATATAATAAGAACTCAAGTAGAAAGAGTTAAGTATAGTCAGGCACAACTAAGCAGCTTGGTTGGTGTAGATACTGAGATACTTAGAAATATATCTGGATTAACATAAAATAATATGACAAATAAAAGCTCAATGACAAAAGTTATTGAAAGTCTTAAAGCCGCTTTCAACGCAACTAGAAAACCAATAGAACCATTACCACCTCAATTGTTAGTTGTTGGCGCTAACCTAAGGCCAGGTTTAAGTCCACGTAAAATAACATCTAATGTTATATCTAGGCAATCTGAAGCTGGCGCTCCGTCTGGTGATATATTTTCAGAAAATAGTAATGTAATGGAATCTATGACATCTATAATGGTTGAAGAAATTGTTAATGCGTTAGTTTTAGACGCCAAAATAGAAATAGCTGTACCACCTGGTGTTCAAGTAACAACCACTGGTGTCGGTAATTTAGGTGGTCCAATAATTAGCCAAGGAGTTACAACAAATATTGCTTCTGGTAACGGTGTAATTAGATAGTATGGAATATAAATGGGAACATAAAAGTAATAATGAGATAAGGTCAGCTCAAATTGAGATGCATCAGGAGTATGAGGCTATTAAATTAGAAATTGCTAGTCTTGCCACTAAAATAAACAAACTGAAAGGTAAGTTAGATGACATGGACGCTGAATATTTAACATCTAAAAAAGTGTTGGATGAAAGATTAAAATTTTAAAGTATGAGTAAGTTTGCTTTTGGTGGTAGTAGTATATACAATAAGGGTGCTAGAGAACGTCTAGAGACCACTGTATTTTATTATGGTAAAGTTGTATCAAATGAAGATAATCTTGGCGCTAATAGGATAAAAGCTAGGATTACTGGTATTGATGATAGTGTTACTAGAGATAATATTCCATTCGCTTTCCCTATGGTACAGAAATTTTTACATGTCATACCTAAAGTGGGTGAAAGTGTGTTAGTTTTTATACCAGACGTTAAGAATCCTAACATTGATAGAATGTACATGGGACCAATCATATCCCAACCTCAACTACTGTTCAAAGATAGTGAATTATTCTCATCAAAATCAGCTTTAGATAGTGGTGTGAAAGAACCACAACCAGCACCATTTACAATACCTGAAAATAGGGGTGTTTATCCAGACGTAAAAGACATTGCATTACAAGGTAGGGACAACACTGACATTAGGTTAAAAGAAAAAGAGGTATTAATTAGAGCAGGGCAGTTTGAGTCTGACACACCCAAGGGTGAAATACCTAAATTCAACAAGGTAAACCCTTCTTACATACAAATAAAGCACGATGCTATCTTAAAAAGAGGTACACAGAATACAAAAACCGAAATAGGTGGTGCTATTAATGTTGTTAGTAATAAAATTAACCTACTAACACATAAGAATGGAAGTCCTAGATTTGCTTTAAATGACCAAAACAATATGATATCTGATGAAGAGTTGCAGAGAATTGTTAAAGATGCACATCCTTTGGTATATGGTGACAACTTAATCGAATTCTTAAAAGTTTTAATCAATGCATTCGTAAATCACGTACACGCATACCCAGGTATGAAACCACAAGATTTATCAGGTTCAAACGACATCGATGGTTTATTAGAGTTCAACCTTGAGTCCTTCTTATCTAAAAATATAAAAATTAACTAAATAAATAGATATTTATTAAGAAAGATTAATATGGTAATCAGGACTTACTTTGATAGAAACAACACAATTATATATAATAGAACCGAAAATACAGGTAAAAACCCTGTAGCTGAAATGTTTTATGGCGGTAACGTTGAAAAGGACGAACCATTCTTTAGCAGATATTTATTCCAATTTGACGTACAACGTATAATAGACTTAAGGACCAAAGGTTTATACCCTGATATATCTAAATTAAAACATACTCTAAAAATGACTAACACCAGTACGTTTGATACCTCACTATTAGGTGGTCAAACTGCTGACGGTAAAGATAGAGCTTCATCTTTCGACTTGAATTTATTTGAAATCAATCAAGAATGGGATGAGGGTGTTGGTTATGACTTTGCTGGTCAAAAATACTTTACATCCAGTGATAGTACGGTGACAAGTACAGAACCATCTAATTGGTTACAACCTAGAAATGGTGATACTTGGGATAATGGTAATGGTGTCTTTAGTGGATGGACCAGTGGCACTACTCTAGCGACGCAAAGTTTTGAGGATGGTAATGAAAACCTAGAGATTGATGTTACTGATATTGTTAATGGTTATTTAACTGGTAATACAAATAATGGTTTAGGTTTAGCTTTTGATGAGTCATTAGAAAATACAATTAGAGAAGAATTACAGTACGTAGGTTTCTTTACAAGACATACACAAACTTTTTATGAACCATACGTTGAAACTAGATATGAAAATTCAATACAAGATGACAGAGCTGACTTTTATTTAGATAAACCAAATAAACTTTACCTATATGTTAATCTAAGAGGTATACCAACAGACGTAGACTCAATGTCTGGTATGAGCGTTACAATATTAGATAATTTAGGTGAGACATTTTCAGCCTTTACTTCTTCAGACATAACTCATGAAGACATAGGAGTGTATTCAATAGAACTAACCGTACCTACTACAGAAATAGGTTGTGTTTTATATGAAGATATTTGGGAAGGAATTACTGTAAACGGTATAACTAGACCACCTATTGAATTAGAGTTCGAATTAAAAGACTCTAATGAATACTATAGCATTGGTAGTGACAACTCAACACCTAAGAATTACAAATTTAACGTATCAGGTATTAAAGATTCAGAAAAAATAAAACGTGGTGATATTAGGAAAGTGAGGGTTATGGCTAAAGTACCTTATACTACTAATGACCAAGAAGTGTTATCATCTATTGAATATAGACTATATACAAGAGAGGGTCAGGCCGAATACACGGTAATTGATTACACACCAGTTAATAGGGCGTTTAATTACAATTACTTCCTACTTGATACTCAGAGTTTATTACCTACTAGGTATCATTTAGATGTTAAAGTTACGTCAAATTCTGAAGTGAGGACAATGCAAAACATTATTAGTTTTGATATCACAAGTCAAGTTGACCAAAGAAAGGGTTAATTTCTGCATTTTATTTGATGCCATTGCTGAATCATTTGATTTGGTAGGTAAGAAGCAAGACGGGGTTTTTGTTAACATCTTAACTGATGGTGACGAGAATGACTCTAAGAAATACAGCGTTGAGGACGTTAAGGAGTTGTTCAGTGAAGCGGAAGATAGTAACTGGGGTGTTACCTTCATGGGTACAACAAAAGACGCTGTAGAGTCCGCTAAGTCTTGGGGAATTAAGGCTGGTAATACCATGCAATACAGTAACGATGTAATGGGAACTAGAAGCGCTAACAATACCAGACTTAAATCTAAGGAAATGTATTTTGCAGCGGCAATGAATTCAACAGATATGTCAAATGTAAATACGGACAATTTGGTTGATGATGAGTAGTCATTAAAGTATGTAATTAAGATAAAAAGGGAGGGACTTGCGTTTCTCCTTTTTTTTATGTATTTTTGTGAGAGTAATAAATTTAATTATGAAGATAAAGAAAATGTCATTGGATGAATTAAACACTGAACTAAATAGGGCTAAATTCTGGGTTGAGACCAACCCTGTTGTTAAGTCTTTGGATTTGATTAATAAAATGGAAAATAAAAAACTAGAATTAATTAATAAAAACTTGCGTAACTAAAAGATTATTTTTATATTTGTAACCTAATAAATATATGAGCAAAGTAACACGTAAACAAAGAGTTTTAGATGCAATGAGAAATCATTCATCAAAGTCGATTACTTCATGGTATACGATTAATCACTTAGGTAACACTAGGTTGGCGGCTACCATATTCGAACTGAAGAAAGACGGAGATGAAATTAAAACCGTTACTGAAAAAGGAGTGAACAGATTTGGTGATAAAATTAAATTTGCTAGATATATATTAATTAAAGAAAACAAATAAATATGAGAAAATTACTAATTACAATTATGGTGTTATTACCATTGTCAGTACTGTCATTTAATCAATCAGAAGGGACCAATACATCATTTGATGTAAGCGTCTCAGAAAGTACATCCAGCGGTGGTGAAATTATTAAAATAGCCAAACCTTACATTGAAAAATTAATGAGGTCTGCTGAAAAGGGTGTTGATTTTGTAGTTGAAGAAACTCCTGTTGTCATTAAACAATATCTATATTTTGAAGCCATTATTTACTGGTTATTGATATTATTTGCAATATCACTCATGACTATTATAAGATATGGTGTTAAAACCATTTTTTATGTCAAATCAAAAGATAAACCAACATCTGATAAAAGACATGTAGATTATAGATACGTTAGTCGAGATAATTGGTTAAGGTATGATGCAGATGATAATGACTTTACCTACGAGCAAGTCTTAACGTTAATAATTGACATCTTGTTTACACTAATCGGTATTATCATCATACTGGTTAATATATCTGATGCGATTAAAGTCACTTTTTTCCCAAAATTATATTTGTTTGAACAATTCGTACACCTAATAAGATAAGTATGAAATTAATATATGCTATAGTATTAACAGCGCTATGTTTATTAATGATAGCCATTCTACCTGAAGGAGCTAGAGAACCTAGTAGATTTGCTCTAATAATGTTCACCTTACTTATTATACGATATGAAATATACGAAAATAATAAAAACAATTAACTATGGATAAGTTTGATGCTAAAATAAAGAAAAGTTTTGAAGCTGATATAAGGAATAAATTGTTAATGAGAGGATTTTACAATGAAACCTTAATAAATAATAGAGGGTTAATAGGTGCCACTATCGATGAGGTGGTTTTAAAAGTAGTTAAAGGGTATTAGTTTATGACAATAAAAAAGGCCTAGATTTAATCTAGGCCTTTTTACTATCATTACGTTTTTAAGATATTATCTTAATTCGTTCGGGTTAAATGTTGTTAATCCATCAACTCTAACAGCTCCGTAGAATCTGTTGTTTACCACTTTCTTAGCATAACGTGTCATTATACCTTTAACTGGTGCAAAGTTGAATGGGTTATACATTGTAGGTGTTAGTTGCATTGGCACGTATGGTGCGTAAATGTAACCAGTATCTAATAAAGACTTACCTTTGTGTCCCATAATCAATGACCATGAAGGTGCATAAGGGTCTCTATATACTTGATATCTACCTGATAATGAACCGATTTTCTCGATACCCATGTTATATTGGTCTTGCTCTGGAGATGCATCACTTACGTGGAAGTACTCTAAATCATCGAATACAGCAGAAATCTCTGAAGAAACTACGATAAAGTTAGCACCACCTCTAAGAGTAGACTTGTGGATTTGTGCTGAAATTTGGTTAACTTTAGTAATTAAAGTTTGATTCCAGTCTTTTTGAGTATAAGCATTGGCAGCCAATGAAGCTTTTCTCCATCCGTTCCAATCCCATCTTAGTTGCCATGCAGCAGCTTTTCTTAAGTCTCTTAAGATTTCCCTGTCAATTTCAGCAGCAACTTGCTCAGAAAGCATTGCAGTTAATTCAGCTTCAGCATCAATGTTGTGGAATGCACTAACATCTTGCGCTAATTCTGGAGACCATGTAGCTCTCAATTTTCTTTCTTCAACAGAAACAACAACTTCGTCTAATTTGAAAGATACTTCTCCCATTTCAGTTTCAAGTTCTAATGGAGCATATTCTGCCCATGATACTGCAAAGTCATTAGAAGTTAATCCAGTAGAACCTATTGTAGCTGTTGGAAGCGTATCCAAATCAACACCTACATAACCATCGTATGTTGACGTTCCGTTAGCTTCTACTGGGTGAGTTAAATCTAATTCTAAGTAGATAACACCAGCGTCATCACACACATCATTATATTCAACAATACCTTTACCGTATTTTTGAGTTACTAATCTGAAAGGAATTTCA